AAACATCACTGAGCCGTTGGACGGATCAAGACTGGGACTATGTTGGGAAAGAAGGGCAAGGCCGGTATCTACCAAAAGGTGCGCGGGATTCTCTGTCATCGGGACAGAAGGCAGCAGGATCAAGAGCCAAAAACAAAGCCTCCAAAGGGGGCAAAGGCAAGGCTTCGTACACTGAGGCAGAGCGCAAAGCAGTTAGGCGAGCAACAAAGAAATGAGCAGACCCTTGATTGAAATAGACTGGGATCAGGTTGATGAGATGTGCCGCATCCACTGTACGGGAGAGGAGCAGGCAGCAGTTCTAGGTATCGACTATGACACCCTGAACAGAGCCTGTAAGAGAGAGCAGGGGCTAAGTTTTACGGAGTATTTCAAACAAAAGAGCGCATCAGGGAAAATGAGCCTAAGACGTAGGCAATACACCAAGGCGATGGACGGTGACAACACTCAGTTGATATGGCTCGGCAAGAACTGGTTAGGACAGTCAGACCAGCCAGAAGTAGAAGCACAAGACCTGCCACCAATCGTTATCGAGAGGGCGGGTGAGGCTAACTAAGCCACAAGATGACATCTTCTTCAGTGACTCACGGTTCAGGGCGGTGGTCGCTGGTAGACGATTTGGGAAGACGTTTCTGTCTACCCACGAGCTTCTTCGTGCTGCCCTAGAAGGCAAGAATCGAAATTGCTGGTATGTAGCGCCGACCTACAAGGCTGCAAAAGAGATAGCCTGGGACATGCTGAACGAGGCTTTGCCTGCTGGGTATATCAGTAAGCGGAACGAAACCGCACTATCGCTGACGCTAAAGAATGGTTCTACCATATCCCTCAAAGGGGCAGAGAAGCCTGACAACCTCAGAGGGAGGGCGTTGGACTTTGTTGTTCTGGACGAGTTCGCAGATATGCGGAAAGAAGCGTGGTACGAAGTGCTGCGGCCCAGTCTGTCGGATCGTTTAGGTTCTGCCTTGTTCATTGGGACACCGAAGGGGCGCAACCATTTCTATGACATCTGGACGCGAGGCGTCGATGAGGAGGAGGGCTGGGAAGCCTTCCAGTATACGACCATCGAGGGCGGCAATGTTGATGAGGCTGAGATCGAGGCAGCGCGGAATGACCTAGACGAAAGGACATTCAGCCAGGAGTATCAAGCCAAGTTTGTTAACTACTCCGGCATTATCTACTACGCATTCAGCCGAGAAGAGAGCGTGCGGAAGGGTTATATGAACGACCAGCTACATATCGGCATGGACTTTAACCTAGACCCTATGAGCGCAGCTGTGTGCGTGAGGGAAGCGGATACGATCCAAGTGATCGACGAGATCGTTATTTATGGATCGAACACCGATGAGATGGTGGACGAGATCAAGCAACGGTATGGTGACAGGCAGATCACTATTTACCCTGACCCAGCTAGCAAACAGAGAAAGACTAGCGCGGGAGGAAGGACAGACCTATCAATCCTCCAAAACGCAGGGTTTGCGGTAAAGGTTCGGAACAGTCACCCCGCAATCAGAGACAGAATCAACAGCGTAAACAGCAGGCTACGCTCCACCAGTGGAGTGCGGTCTTTGTTTATTGACCCCAAGTGTAAGCAGACCATCGCTTCCCTTGAACGACAGACCTACAAGGAAGGCACTAGCCAACCCAACAAAGATGACGGCTATGACCACATGAATGACGCGCTAGGGTATCTGATCGAGTACCTGTACCCGATTCGTAAGCAAAGAGAAATTGAACAACCAGTGAGGTGGAGCTAGTGGCCAGCAATATCGAGTATCAACATCCCGACTACGATGCCAACGAGAATAGATGGGAGCTTTATGTTCGCTCATACCTTGGGGGTGAGGAGTATCAGGCAGGCAACTACCTGACCGGCTACTTGAACGAGTCAGAGAACGAGTATGCCCGACGCATACAGTTGACCCCGATTGATAACCACTGCCGCAACGTGGTGCATATCTACAGTTCGTTCCTGTGGCGCACTCCCCCTGTTCGCGTGTTCAATTCGCTGGCAGGCAACCCCGCTTTGGAAGCCGCTTTAAGGGATGCCGACTTGGACGGCGCAAGCCTCAACAGTTTTATGAAGCAGGCTCAGATATGGTCATCGGTTTATGGTCACGTCTGGATTCTTGTGGACAAGCCAGAGTCCAACGCGCAGACGAGAGCGGAGGAGCTAGACCAAGACATACGGCCCTATCTGTCCCTATTTACGCCTGAAAACGTCTTTGACTGGAAGTGGGAGCGCACACCCTCTGGACGCTTTGAACTCACATACTTAAAGCTCAGGGAAGCGGTAGACCGTGAGAACGCCACAACCAAGGTTAGTTACTACCGCATCTGGCGCAAAGACACGATCCAGCAGTGGAAGTCTGACGGCGACAAGGAGCAGATGGTTAGCGAGATCGACAACCCACTAGGCAAGATTCCCGCGGTCTATCTACCTGCTCAACGCAGTGTAACCCGTGGTGTGGGGGTGAGTGACCTGTCAGACATCGCCTACATGCAGAAGGCTATCTACAGCGAGCTATCAGAGATTGAGCAGCTAATAAGGATTAGCAACCACCCATCTTTGGTTAAGACCTACGACACAGATGCGAGCGCGGGAGCGGGTTCTGTTATCAACGTGCCAGATGACGCAGCCGAAACCATGAAGCCGTTTCTGCTACAACCCTCTGGTCAGAACATCAACAGCATCAGGGAGTCCATCAAGGACAAGGTGGAGTCCATCAACCGCATGGCCCAGATGGGCGCTGTACGCGGAACAGATGCGAAGACGATGTCAGGCATTGCCATGCAGACCGAGTTCCAGATGCTCAATGCTAAGCTGTCAGAGAAAGCCGACCTGCTGGAGTTAGCCGAGGAACATATGTGGACGTATTTCTGCAACTGGCTAGACGTAACGCCAGACGTGGAGGTGTTCTATCCTGATTCCTTCGATATCCGCGACTACGACAAAGAGCTTGAGTTCTTGCAGAAGATGAAAGCCAGCGGCGTGAGGTCAGTGACATTAGCGCAAGAGCTAGACAAGCAGATAGCCGACCTCGCCCTTGATGATGACAAGTTGGCGCAATCCCATGTGGAGATTGAGGGATCAGCGCAGGTTCTAGGGCAGTTCCCAGTGGTGGATAACAACCAGTAATGGCGGCACCTGATGACTACGCAGAGTTCCTAGAGCGCCTAGCTTTACAGCATCAGCGTCGATTGGCCGATGCTCTGCAAACGCTAGAAGGCCGTCTTGCTGGTTATATGCAAACCGCGCCTGCTACGGATGGCGAATTGTTTGATATGGAGTGGGCTTTATCCGCTCGCTCAGAGATCAGGCAAGCGATGGAGGAGGAGTATCTAGCGGAGGTGCAAGATATCCTTGGTGACTATCAAGAGGTGGCTCAACAGCAGTTGGATATGCTCAACACCTTTGGTCAGTTCACCAGAGTCCCGCCAGAAGTCATCTCAGGGCTACAACGGCAGTCCTTCCAAGGGTTTGAGGCGTTAGCCTCACAGCAGCTAGATGTCCTATCCAATGGAGTTTATCAGGCATCACTCACCGGCAGAGGCAAAGCCGACTTCATCGAGCAACTGAGAGGTAGTATCAATGGAATCTATCAAGCAAGCGATCAAGCGGAAATTCAAGAACTGGTGGAAGTGGCTCAAAACGCAACTGGAGCCAGACAACAGGCGGCGATTGATCGACTCCATAGAGTTTATGCTGCTGACCGCTTGGGCAATAACCTTCGGCGTTATGCGTCACTTTATGCAGTGGATTCGCTCAATCAATTTTCCTCGACGTTAACTATCACAACCGCTAATGAGCAAGGCATTGACCGCTTTGAATACTACGGTGACCTCATACTAGATAGCCGTCAGTTCTGCCGAGATCACATAGACAAGGTCTATAACAGAGCGCAGATCAAGAAGATCTGGAAGGGAGAGTGGGCAGGCAAGGCTCCGGGTGATCCGTTCATCGTGAGGGGCGGTTACAACTGCCGCCATCAATGGCTACCAATCGTAGAGGAATAACATGTCCAAAGAACTAGACCGCGCCAAGAATCTGGTCGCTAGACGGCCAATCCCACCAGCTATCCGCGAACTGTTGGAGCCGTTAGCAGCGGCGGCACCAGAGGAGGAGAAGTTGGAGTTTGAAGACCTCTATGGAATCGTGAACGTGCTGCTCCCCCTCCCCAAGAAGACTAGGAAGAAAAAAGATGCCGAGCCATTACGGACACAGCAAAACGAAGAAGAAAAAGAAGAAGCCAATGAGCAGCCGAAAGAGGACTAATAGAAATTAACCGCCAGCTATTGACATCCCTGTGAAGCTGGTATAATGCCCCCACTCGAAAGAGGTTCGTACATGAGCGAAGAAGTCATGGTTGAAAGCACTGAAACTGAACCAGTGCAGGATACGGAAGTTCAGGAAAGCAAAACGTTTACCCAGGAGGAGCTTGATCGCATTGTTGCTGATCGAATCCAGAGGGAGAGGCGTAAGCTAGACAAGAAGCTGGAAGGTATCGACATCGAGGAAGCTCGCCAACTCATGCTTGAGCGTGAACAGGCGCAGATTGAACGCCAAAAGGAAAAAGGCGAGTTCGAGCAGGTACTAAAGCAGACTGTCGAAAAGAAGGATCTGGAGCTTGCCGCTATGCGAGCCGCGTTAGAAACCACCAAGATAGACGGTGCGTTACTGACGGCAGCTAGCAAGCACAACGCTGTAGACTCTCAACAGGTATCGCAGTTACTGCGGAATCGTGTAAAACTCTCCGACGATGGTTCGGTTGAAGTCTTAGACGATAACGGCGCAGTCAGATACAACGACAAAGCCGACCCCCTCTCTGTTGATGAGTTGGTGGGTGACTTTCTTACGGCTAACCCGCATTTTGTCAGAGCCTCCCAAGGTGGCGCTGGCACTCAGGGAATGGCTGGTGGCTCCACGCAGAAGCCTATATCTGTGGCTGACATGGTAGAAAACTGGAACGACGGAGGGCGAGAAGCCTTTGCCGCGTTAAAGAAGAAAGCCAAATAAACCACTTTTGATATAGGACTACTAATATGGCTGCTACAACAAGCACAACCCTTGATGACCTGTTTGCGAACATCATCGCTCAGGCACGATTCACCGCTGAAGAAGAATCCCTAATGATGGGATTGGTGACGCAGTACAACATCGGCGACGAAGCTGGCAAGACGATTCAGGTGCCAAAGTACCCTGCAATCACTGCCGCTGACCTAACCGAAGGCACCGACCTAACCAGCACGACTGTTTCTACTTCCTCCGTTGACATCACCGTTGGTGAAGTTGGCGCACAGGTAGTATTGACCGACTTGGCTGCTATGGGTGCTGGCAACCCTGCTGAAGAGTTGGGTACGGTACTGGGTAACGCTATCGCCACCAAGATGGATGCAGACCTGATCGCTTTGTTCGATGGGTTCAGCACTTCCTTCGGCGCTGCCGCTCAAGAGATCACTGTTGCTGATCTATTCAAGGCTGCTGCTACCTTGCGTAACAACAAGGCACAAGGCGACATCTTCGCGGTTGTTAACCCTTTCCAAGCGTATCAACTGAAAGCCAACCTAACCAATACCTTCGCTAACCCCAACGGTGGTGACGCGCAGAACACGGCTATGGTTAACGCTTACGTTGGAACCATCGCTGGAATCGACATCTACGAGTCATCCAATGTGACTGTAGACGGTTCTGGTGACGCGAAAGGCGCTGTCTTCTCACGCGAGGCTTTGGCTATCGCTATGAAGCGCGACTTCCAGATCGAAGCGCAACGCGACGCATCCCTACGGGCCTTCGAGCTTAACGCTACCGCCATCTACGGTGTGGGCGAGCTTGATGACACCTATGGCTGCGAGATGTTGTTCGACGCTAGCATCTAGAGCGTTTGGATGGCCCTGCCCCTATCTCTCCTTTGGGGTGGGGCCGTCCCTTTTTTGGAGGTTCTATTGGCTATTACTTACCGAGGCGAGCGGTTCGAGGGTTACAACAAACCCAAGCGCACACCCAAGCACCCAGAGAAAAGCCATGCAGTATTGGCAAAGGAAGGCGACAAGGTTCGTCTGATCCGCTTTGGGCTACAAGGTGCAGACAATAAGCCCCCTCGCAAGGGTGAGAGTGAGGCAGACAAGGCCAAGCGTAGATCGTTCAAAGCTAGGTTCGCCAAGCAGATAGCAGCAGGGCGCAAAGACAAAACAGCATCAGCCGCGTATTGGGCTGACAAGGTGAAGTGGTAATGGCATTTTCTCAAGACTCCGATCTGGTAGCCCTTGTCCCTGACATCTTGGACTTCGGCATCACATCCTTTGCGACTGAACACGCGAAAGCGCAAACAGATTTAACCCGTACCATCCGAAACGAGTGGTGGTACAAGAAGCAGATTCCGGGGGAAATGAACCCCGCCTACCTGACCGATTCCCAGTGGACTCGCTGCAATGCCTACTTGGTGTTATGGAAGTTCGCCCTCCCCCAGCTAACTAACTGGGTTCAAGATGACCGCTTTCTCAACATGATTAATTTCTACCAGCAGCGCTACCAAGAAGAACTGGTGGCGGTGTTTGCTGACGGTGTTGAGTATGACGATGACAACAGCGGCACTATTGAAGATGATGAGAAGGGCATTGTCGCTTATGGGCGACTCACACGATGAGCATTGGCCTGAAGATCAGCATAAACCCCAAAGATCTCAAGGGGTTGACTGAGAAAAAGCGCCAAGAGATTCAGCGCAGGATCTCCCCTGCCATTGATAAGACGGCAAGTCTAGGCCAGCAAATTATCCTAACCCGTACCAAGAAGGGTGTGGGGATTGATGGCCCGTTCAAACGGTACAGCCCCAGCTATATCGAGTTCCGACGCAAACCTAAAAAGCGCTCCGCTAGCGGCAATCTATTGGGATTAGGCAAGTCCAATCCTACCTTGGTTAACCTGAACGCCACAGGCGACATGGTGCGTTCTGTACAGGTTGAGGGCAGCAAAGGCGGCAGGGTGGCTAGTATCTACCTTGTTGGTCAGTTCAACGCCCAGAAGGCTTACTGGACGGACAGACAGCGTCCTTGGTGGGGCTTCAACAACCAAGAAGAGTCACGCATGGCTAAGTTATTCCGTAAGGAGCTTCTGCGATGAGTGTGAGAGAGAACATAGCCGCAAACTTGGTGACAGCGCTACAAGCTGTAACGACCCCAGTTGCCATCAAGTTTGTTACTCGTGAGCCATTCGACTTTGACAAGTTAAGCAATGCCCAGTATCCCGCTGTCTTGGTTAGGACTACCAGCGAGGACAGAGGTGACTCCACGTTGGGCGGAGCGGCAGCACAACGCTTGGCAACGATTGACTATCAACTTGTCTGCTATGTGAAGGGGACAGGCTTAGACCAAGCAAGGAATAACATCGTCGAGGCTATAGAAGAAAAGCTGGACGAAGACAGATCGCGTGGTGGCAATGCTATTGATACACAGATCATAAGCGTAGACACCGATGACGGCAGTATTGCCCCAGTGGGTGGGGTGATTATAACGGTACGCATTGAGTACCAATACACTAGAGGCACAACCTAAGAGGTGAAGCATGGCAACGACTAAAGGCTCAAGCGGCGTAGTCAAATTGGCGGTAAGCGGCGGCACTGTCGCTGCTATGGGTGAGATTCGTAGTTTCACCTTGGATGAAACGGCAGACACAATTGAAGATTCTGTGATGGGCGATAGCGCACGCACTTATGTTTCTTCTTTGACCACTGCCACTCTCTCAGTGGACGTTTACTGGGACGATGCGGATGCAGTCCAACTGGTAATGGATGCGGCGGCAGACCTTGATTGGGAACTGTACCCAACGGGAACGGGCACTGGTGAGAAGTATTACAGTGGCTCTGGAATCCTGACGAGCAAGTCATTGACTGCCTCGTTTGATGGTATGGTTGAAGGTAGTTTCGCCCTGCAAGTATCAGGGACGGTCACTGAAGCCACTGCATAGGGAATCGTATGGGACTCGCTAGAGAATTACGCAATAGAAGAAAATTGAATGCTAGAAAGATCGAGGTAGAGGCATGGGCTGATCCAGATGGACAGCCTTTTGCCATTTACTGCTACCCGATAACGTGTTTTGACATGAACGAGATGCAGAAGAAGCATCCCAACTTCATGGAAGGAATGACCATTGCATCAATGGTTGACCTGATCGTTCTCAAGGCTTGCGACGAGTCTGGAGATCGGCTTTTCTCATCTGGTGATGACAAGCATGACTTGATGGGTGAGGAGAGTGCAATTATCACAGATATAGCGGCAAGGATGTTCTCTGCCGTTCAGTCTGTGGAGGAGCACGAAAAAAACTGAGAGCCGGTTCGTTGAGGTTCAACCTTGTTGCCTTGGCGGATCGGCTACACATGAGCATCGCAGAGGCCGAACAGATGCCGTTGTCTGAGTTCAACGAGTGGATGGCCTACTTCAACTTGATAGGTACAGACGATGGCAAATGAAGCGGTAAGAATCCCGATAGAGGCGGTGGATAACACCAAAGCCGCTTTCAACTCTGTCAACGCTAACCTTAACAAGACCGCGAAGAACGCCAAGGTGGTCACTGGTTCCTTCGGCAGATTCCGCGGCGCATCCCAGCAGTTAGGCTTCCAGATTCAGGACGTAGCTGTTCAGTTAAAAAGCGGCACTGATGCCTCAATAGTGTTAGCCCAACAGGGTTCTCAAATAGCTTCCATCTTCGGACCCGCTGGTGCCGTTGTGGGTGCTTTCATCGCCGTTGGTGCTGCCGTAGCGGGGCCATTCATATCGTCTATTTTAGGCGGCACTACAGCCCTCAAGGAGATGCAGGAGGCTGCCGATAGGGTGCAGGGTTCGCTGGCTGCAATGACTGCAACCGAGAGATCGAGAGCGCAAAGGCGTAACTTGGTCTTGGAAGCTGAGGCACTAGCCGCAAAAGCGGAAGCGCAGCGAAAAGTGGACATTGCTGAGGCACAACTACAAAAGAGACGAGACGCTGATAGGCCCAGACAGGCGTTAATCATTGCTGCGACCAATGAGCTTACAGCGGCACAAGAAGAGCAGAAGCTAGTTAACGAAGAATCGCAAATTGTTCTGGAAAGAATCTCTGCGGTAAATAAAGCATACGCGGAATCTCAAGATACAACTGCACAAAGCATCCGAGCGGCTAATGCAGAATTGCGTGAGCAGTCTAAACTACAGCGAGAAATCTCTGATGCTGAAGAGGCAGCCGGCGCTGTCCTGCTAAACATCAACCAGTCCAACATCAACGCAAGTATTGCAGAGCGTAAAGAGAAGAAGCAGAACAAAGAAGACACGATCAACTTTCTGGACGAGCAATTAGAGGCATCTGCCCAGAACAGTAAGAAGATGTTTGCTGTTAACAAGGCGTTCCGCATCGCTCAAGCTACAATGCAAACCTACGAGGCTGCAACTAAAGCTTTGGCTGCATTCCCTCCCCCTTTTGGTCAGTTAGCGGCTGTAGCCACAGTCGGATTCGGTCTAGGCCAAGTGGCGGCTATTAAGTCCCAGAGTTTTGAGGGTGGGGGATTCACTGGAAGAGGCGCTAGGGCTGGCGGTTTAGATGGTAAGGGTGGCCGTATGGCTATGATCCACCCTAATGAAACGGTGATCGACCACACAAAGGGCGGTGCTAGTGGCATCACGATTATCAACAACGTGGACGCTAGAGGCTCTGGTGCTGACGTAGACCAAAGAATTAAAAGCGCTATGGCCCAGACCAGTCAACAGACTATAATGACCATTCAAGATCTCATGAGAAGGGGTAGATTTGCCTAATGACTACTTTCGCCTTCCCAAGTATCACCCCAACGACTAACACGTTTGAGCTTGTTTCTAACACTCGAACGTTCCAGTCGCCCTTAACTAACGCTGTCCAGACCACCTCTCGCAAAGGTTCGCTTTGGCGAGCCAGCTTGCAGTTTAGAAACCTATCAGGCGATGACCGCCAAGAGATGCAGGCGTTTCTGGTTAAGCTAAACGGGCAGCAGCATCGGTTCACCTTGCACGACCATTCCTTCACGCGAAGGGGTGCGGGTGGTGGCAATCTGGCGGTGAACGGTGGTTCTCAATCGGGTACCAGTCTGGCCTGTAATGGTGCCACTGCTAACGTCGCCAACTACCTACGAGCGGGTGATTACATTTCCTTCAACAACGAACTTCACATGGTCGTTGCAGATGCCAATAGTGATGCCGGTGGCAACGTCACCCTTTCAATCGCTCCCCCCATTCGCAAGACACCACCAGACGCCACGGCAATTGCTTACACGTCACCAGTGAGTGGGGTCTTCATGTTGGCAGGCCCAGCGTCATGGGATACACAGGTTGATATAACCTCCACGTTCAACATCGAAGCGGTGGAGGACGTTCTAGCATGAGTCGAGGCTTTCCATCCAATGTCCTTACGGCATTATCTGCGCAGCATGTCGCATTGGTTACGTTTGCCAAGTTGGAGTTCCCTAGCGGGACTTTGTATGTGCATAACTCAATCGGCACCTACACTTGGGGCGGTGAGGACTGGCTAGGAACTGGTGATTTGGGGGAGATTAGCCAGATCGAAGAAGGTGCTGATGTCAGCCCTTACAAGATAACTCTCTCCCTGAGCGGATTAGACCCAGACGTATCTGCCGCTGCTCTGACTGAAGACTACTACCTCCAACCTGTCACCGTTTACCTTGGCGTTTTAGATACCAGTGATGACCTGATTGCTGACCCCACAATTGTGTGGGAAGGCGCTATGGATCAGATGACCGTGTCGGTAGGAGCAGAGAGCGGAGACGTGATCTCGCTAACCGCTGAGTCAGAGCTTGCCAGATTCAACAAGGCATCCAATCTGAAATACACCAATGCGCAGCTACAGAAGGACTTTGCTGGCGATTTAGGCTTTGAGCTAATGGCTGACATTGACGGGGCGAAGCTGAGATGGGGAGATGCCGCATCTAACGCGATCATTGGAACACCTAGACCCGGCACCTTCAAGCCATTTGACCCAAATGACATAGACCCTAGCGATTTTGAGTTTAGATTTTGATGAGAGTCCACAACGCACTAAACAAGTGGAAGCGCCGAGAGTTTAGCTATGGCGATGCTGACTGCTGCCAGTTCGCGGCTTTCATCGTCAAAGAGCTAACCGGCAAAGATTACTCTGAGCAGTTCAAATACGACTCAGAGGCTCAGGCAGAAGTTTTAGTGGGTAGAGAGGGTGAGCTTGTGGATTTTATCGGCAGCATCTTGGGTAATGTCAGTTCTGACATAAATGACGGCGACCCTTGCATTGTTGATATCCCGATAATTGGTCAGGTGTGCGGGATAAAGCTATCAGACAAGGTGGTGTGCCTGACTGAAAAAGGCATGACACAGATTCCAGACCGATACCTAGTAGCAGGATGGAGCGTATAGAATGCCACCAGTAGTTGCGCCGATTTTAGCAGCAGGAGCAGCCATCGCTGGAGTTGCGTCAGGCATCGCAATGAGCGT